GGAGCTCCAACTGATCCTTCAATTCCAATTTTATTCATTAAATAAATAGTTATGACGTTAACAATTCCAATCGTTACTTATCCACATTTTCCAAAAGAAATTCAAACAATCCACTTAAATTAAAGTTATGACTCAGAAAGAAATTAAAGCATTGGCATCAGAGATCGTTGGTGATGGACAACTTCCTAATAAGTTTTTTGTAATGGTAAGTCCTTACATTACAACTATTGACGAATTTGGAGACCATAATCAAGAACTTATTGAAGGGTATACTGATGAAGATTCTACAATAGAAGTCTTTGACACTTATGAAGAGGCCGAGGAATATTTCAACACGATAGATCTTGATCATCGTTATGGCACAGGACATGCCATGATTGAAGATAGATTGACTGGCCAAATTACAGAGGCATTTTTAGAGTCAGTAGTTGAAGTCAATTATCATTTGCGTGGATATGATATGTCAAAAACATTTGGTTATAAAAAATAATAGTATGAATAAATTAAGAGTACAGAAAACAATCCTACCTAAGAATTCTTTAGAGTATAATGAATGGCTAAAAGAATTTAATTTTGGTAGTGCTTATGATCTTACTAAAGAGAAAGCTAGGAAGCACTCTTTAAATGATCACTATGACTTTACTAAACTAATTCCTCAGACTGAAGAGTTTAGTTTTAAAAATATCCTAGAATTGGTTAAATTTAAGTTCCTATGATAATTGTGCACTCTTTTATAGTCCCGTTCTTTTGGATAGACGAGAAAGGTCCTTATCTAATAGATGATGACGGGAGAAGAGATTTGCCTCAAGGTACCACAAGAGATCAGATCCTGTGGTTCAAGAAGCCTTATAGAGGTGGAAAGAATCCGGCATTTGAAAGAGATATTGAATGGGATGTAGAAGGTACAAAAGGTAAGAAGTATCTAGTGACACTCAAAGGAAAAACCTGGGAGTGTAATTGTCACTCATACAAATTTTCTGGAAATAAAAGAACATGTAAACATATAGAGGATATAAAGAGTTCATATTTATCATAGGACCTAAAACCTATTTATATGAATAAGAAGGAAAGAGAGTTCGTCAAATACGTAAAGTCTGAATGTAAAAAGTATGGAGTCAAGTGTGACCTCAGAAAAACAAAGTACGTTAGACTATCAGGAGATATAAAGTGCTCAGGATTCTTTGACGAAGATGCTCCGGCTCTTGTTTGTTCAATGAATAGAGAGGATTGGATAGAGATCCTTGCACATGAGTTTTCACATCTTACACAATGGGTTGAGCAAATAGATATATGGAAGAAGTGTATGGTGAGTATGCCTCTTGTAGATGAGTGGCTTCAAGGTGAAGAGATTCCTAATATCAAGAAGCATTTGGCAGTGTCTAGAGAATTGGAATTAGATAATGAGAAAAGGTCTGTAAGAATTATTAAAAAGTTTGGTCTAGATGTAGACATAGACAATTATATAAAGAAAGCAAATGCATACGTTTATTTCTATAACAGACTACTAGCTACAAGAAAATGGCCTACTCCAAAAAATAGTCCGTACAGTAACCAAAAGATCATAGAGAAGATGCCAAGATATTTCAAAGCTGATTATTCAATAACGCCTAAAAGAATAGAAAAAGTATTTATACAAGAAAACTTATAGTTATGGACTCTACAATAAAGCCTACGAAAAAACACGTAAATCAAATACTTGATTGGTGTATAAAGACTTATGGCAAATCTAAATTCAACAGACCATTTCCAGAAATAGAGTATAAGAAACCAGACTATTATACAGAGGGATGTATTGCATATTACGATGAGATTGATGCTGTTATATTCGTAGATAAAGTTGCTAACGATAATTTAACTGAATTAGCAAATAGTATTATCCATGAATATATACACTATAAACAAAATATGAAACACTATCAGATACTTGCAATGTATCTTCCAGATCATAAAAATCCAATGGAAATTGAGGCATCAAAAATTGCTAAAAGGGATACAAAAAAGTGCTTAAAAGAACTATTCGGCACTAAGTAGTTTAATTTTATTATTAATATTTATTGTTATATTAATTTAATATAATGACTATACTTCAAGTAGCAGAATCAGAACACATAAGAGAGTATTTTTTACAATACGGGGTTTTGGGTATGCTTGCTTTTTTACTTGGTTATTTTGCATGGATGCAATATCAAAGACTTGTTAAAAAAAATGATATGCTTGAAGAAAAAGTAGATAGACTTCAAGAAGAGATGATGGGATTAATAGCAGAAGAAAGAGATAGATTAGCAGAACTTATTAAAGATAATACTGAAGCATTACGTGAATTACAGAAAACAATATTTAAGTACATGGTTAAAAATAATGAGTGATGGATTACAAGAAATATTCTTTAGGCAAAATGGGAGATAAGTTAGTTAAAGCAATGGAAGCTAAAGAACATTTCGATAAGAAAGAAATTGAAAATAACTATATTAGAAAAGTACAAACACTAAAAGAGATCCTCACTCAAGAATATAAATTTGCTACTGAAAATAAAGGTAAACATTCAAATTACGCAATTAAATTAGAAGTAGTTGAGAAGCATATTGACTACGTAAAAAAGGTTCAAAATAAAAAGTCATTTGATCAATCAGACAAACAGATCATAGACCAACTAATCCTAAAGTACACTTCTCATAACTGATTGATTTCCAATCACTTATAACTTATTGATAATCAATCACTTATAACTAATTGATTTTCAATCGAGAATTTTCAAAAAAGATCAAAATAAATTTTTTTATTTCAACGGAATGTCTTAATTTTACTATGTATCAAACAAATAAAGGTTATGAATAAGCAAATTATCCTCTCTGCTCTAGAAGCACAACTCAAGACAAAAGAATCAGAAATGGAAGTCTACGAAAATGACGTAGTCAAGCCAGCATATCAAGAACAAAGTGACAAGATATCTAGATGGTTTTTAGAAAATGTATCCAGTCTAATTCCACAAATAACTGCCACAAGCGATAGAATCGAGATCATGAAATGTGGAGATAATCGTCGATGGTCAGCATGTACTATCCAATTATCGACAGATTGGAGAAGCGAGCCAAGATCTAAATATGCTGAATTTAATTGGTACAGTAGTAGAGCCAATGGAAAAGAGACAGACACATTAGCAGACGTGCAGATATTCGGAGCAGTGGCTGCCAAGTTCCACGAGATCGAAAATATGATGATCAGCGAATGGCATCCAGCATTTGTAGAAATATACAAGGACCTCAATAAAATGGAAAGAGAGTGCTCAGATTTGCGTGTTACGATTAGTAATACAAAGAGTGAGATTGCTAATCAAGCAAAAGATCAATACAAAAAAGTTGGCTTCTCTTGTGAACTAAATACTAAAAAATACATCAATAGAAATTACGACACAGGTGAAGTTACTTTGGAAGATGTGAAACACCAAATGAAATTGCAAATAGGTAGAAGCAAATACGATTATGTGTATGTAAGTGCTTTCAAAGTGAAAGAATTAAACAAGTACAAATGTACATTAGAGTTTTCTAGTGATGCGCATGCGCTTAAACAAATTACAGTAACCACTAAAAGGTTCTACGATTTTGTCGATGATGTATTTAATTGGCAGAATGGTGGATCTGAAAGTGATAGTAGGTATACAACCGATAGATACAATAGACAATATGCTAAAAAAGAAAATGCTGAATAATGAAGTACGTTAAGTATTTAAAAGACGAATCATTTTTGGCACTAATAGGATTATTTCTAATGTTAATTTATATCATATTAAAAAAATAAAAGTTATGGGACTAGACATGTACATGCATAAAAAACTTTATATATCTCAAGGTGATTTTTTTAAAGAAGAATATAGAGATCAGGTCTCTGTTACTAAAGGTGGAAAAGATCATCCTACAATTAAAAGTAGTCGCGTTAGATATGTAATTGAAGAGATAGGATATTGGCGTAAAGCAAATGCTATTCATAAATGGTTCGTAGATAATATTCAAAAAGGACAAGATGATTGTGAAGAGTATTTTGTATTTCCAAACCAACTTCAACAACTTAAAGATCTTTGCCTTCAAGTAATTGAAGACGGTAATAAAGCTCCTGAATTACTTCCTACTACTAGCGGTTGTTTTTTTGGTGGTACTGAATACGATGAATATTATTTTGATGATTTACATGAAACAGTAAAAATAATAGACGAAGCTTTATTAGATCCTGAAGGAGCATATTATTATTCATCAAGTTGGTAAAAATAAAAAATATGAAGACATTTAAAGACTTAGAATTTATAGAAATGAAAGATCTATTCTATAATGGAGTACAGTGTAGAATTCAATTTGGCAATGGATACGGAGCTAGCATAGTTAGACATAACTATAGTTACGGCGGTAAAGAAGGTCTCTATGAACTTGCTGTTTTAGATGAAAATGGAAAGCTACATTACGACAATCCAGTAGCTAATGGAGATGTTAGAGGGCATTTGACACCTGATGAAGTTACAGAACTATTAAAACAAATTCAAGAGTTATGAAAAAGTATTGTAATGTGTGTGGAACTGAGATCCATCCAAAACGTGTAGCATTAGGATATTCTACTTCTTGTGTAAAGCATTCGACTGCCGAGAGATACACAGGTATCGTGGCAGCAGGATCTAAAAATGACTTTGAAGTTCACGTCATTAAAGATAGTAAGGTCGCCAAAGAACTTGTCAAGATGTCAAATATTTATTAGAAAGAATCAAATGAATTACGTAGATCCAGTTAAGTATAGCAAAGCAATTCTATCATTGATGGAAGATGAATCAATGCCTCAAGAGGAAACTATTCCAGTTAAAGGTACTATGAGTATGAAAGAAAGAGTATCGAATCTTTCTCCTGATGATAAAAAGAAACTTGAGGAATACATTGATGCTATCAAAGAGATCAAGAAAGAGATCCACGAATTAATTAATAAAGATGCCATTGCAGAAGAGGGTGGTAATATGTCTTCAGGATTGTATATGAGTACAGAAGAGGAATAAAAAAGAAATAAAATGGTTTTGTTAAATTTAGTTTACGGAGTTCTTTATGGTATCATAGGACAAGTCTTATCTTTTATTCAACTACAAGGCGGTATTAAATGGGGTTGGACTGAGAAATATAGTTGGGCTCTTATGTTACTTGGACTTCCTATTAGTTGGGCATTCATGAAAAGTGTCCACAATTTTATCTTAGCATTTCATGGAGAAACTTGGCCTTCAAGACTATTAGGTTTTGGAATTGGAGTAATAGTATTCATTGCACTTACTTGGTTTTTATTTAAAGAAGGTGTAACACTAAAGACTTCAATTTGTTTATTTCTTGCATTAGTTATAATTTTGATACAAATGTTGTGGAAATGAAAACTGTTGTATTAGGAGATATTCATGGAAGATCTAATTGGAAGCTTGCTATTTATCAAGAAGAACCAATTGATAGAATTATATTCATTGGTGACTACTTTGACTCATTTGAGTTTAGTGGAGTAGAGCAGATTAATAACTTCAAAGAGATTATAAAGTATAAAGAAGATAATCCACAAGTTGAAGTGGTAATGTTAATTGGCAATCATGATCATCATTATTTTCCAGAAGTAGGATATACAGGTACTAGTGGTTATCAAAATAAAATTGCTCCATCAATTACACAAGTGATAGATGAGAATAGACATCATTTACAAATGGCTTATGGTTTTGGTGAGTATCTATTTACTCATGCCGGTGTAAGTCCTGTATTTATGGATGAAGTATTTGGTGAAAATGATTGGAGTATTGAAAATGTTGTAGTTGATCTAAATGAAATGTTTAAATACAAACCTAGAGCATTTGACTTCAATGGTTTTGATGCCACAGGCGACAATACTACACAAACTCCTATATGGATTAGACCTAGATCTTTAATGTCTGTAAATAAGAAACATCCTAAAGGATTAAAGAAAGATTATATTCAAATTGTAGGACATACTCAAATGCGTAAATTAGATTTAGAAGATAGTAATAAATTTACAGGAGGTAGATATTATTTCATAGATACTATGGATACAACAGGACAATATCTTATAATTGAAGATGGTAAACTAAGTGTTAACTCTGTAAAATGATTATTAATTATGACAGTAAAAGAAAGAGCCAATTTTTTGGTAGAAAGATATGGAGATAATTGTATTCAAGTTGTTAATAGTTTATTAGAAGACAATACAGAAACAAAGTATTTGTCTTATTGGAAAGATGTACTTAAAACATGTCAAGAAATTCTAACAAATAAAAAACAAGTTAATGCCTAACGTAGTTGATCTAGTAGATCGTATAGAAGAAATGTTTGTTGATATGCCAGACAAAAGAAAGAAAAAGGAATATCAAGAATGGAAAGTAATAGTTAATAAGTTAATAGAAGAAGTAAATAGAGTATCAAAAATAAAAATGTATTCAACTATTAAATAAAAAGTTATGGCGTACAGTCGTTTCGGATCCAGCCGTTGGTACACTTATTGGTATGAAGATTATAGTTCAGGAATAAAGTTTCCTACTAAAAGAGAAAAGAGGAAACAAATGTTTATGATCCATGACTTTCCTACGTATATAATTACATACGGTGAACTACAAGATAAAGGGATAGGTAGAATATGGGATGATATAAGATTATTCTATTGGACAGATACAGAAGAATTCAAAGCAAAGAAACCTTCTGAGACTGAGATGCGTGAATTAATGAATTATATTTTTCAATGGGAGAAAGATGTAAATGAACATTTTAAGTTATTAAATTTTATAAAGAGTGAATGGTATTATCCATTAAGAATTAAAATAAAAAATTATGGAAAAAAATTATAAGCAATACAATTCTGGGCATTATCTAGAATTAGCTGATAGATTAAGTGTCATCATGGGTAATATAGATGAATACTGTTATGATCACCCTGCTTCTAATGATGATATTAAAAAATTTATAGATGAAGCAATGAAAAATCTTTGGGATGCGTATCAAATAACAGGAGTAAATATATGTGAGTATTCCGGATTAAGAGGTTTAGAAGGATATGAGTAAGCGCGGCCGCGGGTAGGGTGCTTTCCGAGAGGGCCTAAAAAATACCATAAATACAAATATGCCAGAAACTACATTACAAGAAGTCCTAACCATACTAATAACATGGGAAATAACAAGACTCATACTAAGAAAGCTATGGTATAAAATAATAAACAGACTATGAATTGGAATGACTCGAGAATCTCTAGAATAATCGAACTAGAACTAAAAGTAACTAGAGCGATCATCCAAGGCCACCGCCCGTTCGAAAACGATGAATACGAAAATGATAGATTAGAAATTAAAAAACTAAGAAAAGAAATAGAGAATGAAAACAGAAGCAACAGAGATCATCAAAGCAGTTAGGTTCATAATTGAAAACAAATTCGGTGAACCAGGTTGTAAAGAACCGGACCATGTATTACTAGAAAGGTCTAAGATAGTTACTAGGTACATAATAGGTACAATACTAAAAACAAACTTAGATCCAAAGTATCTAGTAGAGTTACAAGAAGAGATTGACTCACTAAAAAGTTAGAATTTCTCTGGTCCGTGGAATGTCATATATTTGGTATATATAAAAATTGTAAAAATGAGACACACAAAGTTATTCACAGTCCTGTTAATTATAATAGGATCATTCCTATTTACAGACTGCGTAACAAGTAAAAGAAGTAGTAGTTGTTTAAATCCTAAAAATAAAGGATACAAATATACACCGAGACTACAAGATGGTCGTACTTGGAATTATAAAAAATACATGGGCCCGAAAAGAAAACAGCAATGAAAGTAAGAACAATAGTCAACTGCGCAGATATTTGTCCTAACCTATTTGAAGGATCTGTATTACAAAATGTAGTGGAAAAGAAAAAGTCGTATTACGGAGTATTCTCGTCATTTATGGGATCTTATTACATAAGTGTTCCTAAAGATAGGTGTGAGATAGTGGAAGACTTAGAATATTGATTTTTATTTATAAAGGAAGAGTATTAAATTTAAGCAATGACAAGACAAGAAATAAAAGCAAACAAAGAGAGAACTCTTCTTAAAGAACTTATCGATAAGATGTTTGAGATAGCAGGTCATGATCTTAAGTTTGAAGATGTAGAAGGTAGGCAAGATAATTGGTTCCAACAGTATACCATGACTGAAGAACAGAATAAAGAGTGGAGAGAATGGGGAACTAAACATATTAAAAAGAAGAAACGTTATTATTCAAAAATAGCTTCTCGTGAAATGGCGTTCCTTGATTTGTATTGTGGACTTAAAATAAGTGATAGTAAATATAATAAGTTATGACACCAGAAGAAATAAGAAAATTAGCAGAATCCGCTTGGGAAGGATGTCATCACTGCGATGAGAATGATAAATACTTTTGGATTAATGGATATGTAATTGGTTATCTAAATGCTAGAGTAAATAATATAGAAGAAAAGATTGAATCCCAAAGAAATAAGATAGCAGATATATTAATTACTAATAAATAAACTATGACAAAACAAGATATAATGCAAGACGGTACACCTTATCCATTTGCATCTGGACCGGTAGATAATGGATATAAATTACCTATTAATAATTCACAAAAAGACTGGTTTAAGGTAGAAAATGGAAGATTAAAACATGTGTTTGAGTTACATACTCGAGGTGGTTTTTTGTGGAGACTATGGTTTTTGTTATCCGCTCCAATAATTTGGTTAGTTAAAGGTGAAGTTAAAATTAAATAACTATGATAGCAGTATTGTTAATTAAACATGAAGGAGAAGATAGACTCTTAAATAAATGTTTGGCTTCATTAGAACAACAAACAAATAAAGAGTTTAAAGTCTATGAGACTAATCCTGAGTCTATTGATCAGACTATTCAATCTATATTAGATGAAGGATTGAAATATATTTGCTATTTAGATAGCCATGACTATTATCTACCTGAACATATTGATACAGTATATAAGGCAATAGCAAGGGCAAAGACTAGATACATCTATACTATTTCTAAAGTGGTTAGATATAAAGATTGTGGTGGTGCTTGTTGTATTGAGGATGAAGTTCCTAGAATTACAGAGAAGATGTTTGATGAAAGAATAGTTGACATCAATAGTGTGATTAGATCAGCTATTTGTTTGAACTACGATTGTGAAGAATCAAATACTGCAACACAAGTAAATATAATTACTGTAACGCACAGATTAAGTGACTAGACTTTTTTTAGTATGGATTTAATGTCGCAATAACAAGAGTTAGCGCCATGTGCTATAGCCATTAGAATCCACATTAAAGTCATTTCATTTAAACCTAAAAATGTTTTTACTTCAATCTCTTGTGAGATAGAATCTGGTGAACAGTGGATTATAGATGGAATTGGTTCATAAAAATAAAAAGCAAGAAGAAGAAAAGATATAGATACCCAATACCTTAAAAAATAGTATATAAATTTATTTAGCATATACAAATAAATATAAAATGAAAGTAAATAGGGAAGATCTTAAGTGGTATATAGACAATGTTAAGTACAACTATCCTAACTCAACACCTGAAGAGTTTGCTGATAATCTTGCTAATTACATTGAGATGAACCCAGATTGTATTGATGTAAACGGTAAAGCAAGACGTGGTAGATATTATTATTCAACTGTAGGTTATGGTGTGTTTAGTTTATTTGGTGAGAAATATAGAATGGGTAGAATTGAAATATTTGATAAACAAACTGAATCAGGATATCAAGTAGACGAAGGAATCTATAGTTTACCTCATGAAGTTGCAAAACAGTTTGAAGACTTTATTGAATCATTAGAAACAGATCTACCAATTGAAATAAAAATAGGTTCACATGAATGGTGTGAAGAGGAATGTGCTAAATCACTTGGCTTTACTGATAGTGATCAGATGAGAGAACCTGAAGCAGTTAAAGCTTATCAAAGAAAAAAGAA